GAAGCGGTGATTAATCATCCTAGTTTGCTTAATGTAGGACAATTACATTCGACACATAATTTTAATACCAGTGAACCGCGTTGGACGTTAAGTTATCATTTACTAACAATAGAAGACAATACTCATATACAATTTGAGGACGCACTTGTTCTATTTAAAGATGTTGTATTTTAAAAACGTCGAACGTCTAGAGTAGAAATATACATAGGTTCATTAATCAAATAATCAGTGGTACGTACAATATCTTTAACTGTACAAGTGGGTTCACCAGATCGTTCTCCAGTTTTTTCTCCGTAGTTGAGTACTCTTACAAGACTGAATTGTAATTGAGAACCAAAAGGCATTTCATTGGCTAACGAATTGTGTACGGCATCTATGTGATGTTTGTCTCTGAGATATTGTTTATCAATACCCACCTGATCTAATAATTTCTTGGGTACTTTGGTTGCCAGTGATCCTATTGTGATAACTTTTTTCAGCGGTGCTTCTGGAGACCACCGTTGTTTTAATTTCAATAACAACGTAGACTGAGCAGTGCCAATGTGGGCTATATTCAAAAATACATCACGTGCCAATGTCTCCGATACCAATCTGTTTTGATCTTCTGCGTTAGTTAAATCATACCCTGTGCTTCTGCTGACTCCTAAGCATTCATGTTCTTTTGAATAATGTTCGTACACTGCTTTACCCATTGGTGATGTACTGCCTGTTATTACTATTTTCATATAATTGTAAATCTCACTATTTGAATAAATCTACTGTCTCTATCTATCCCTGTGCCATATTCTTCTAGTTCGAACAATATAGGATTTTTCCCTCTCCAATAGAAATCTTTTTGTGCTGTCATATTTTTACCGCCTCTAATTTCTTCATTGTATATCAAGGCTTCTCCGTTAAGTTTGAAATGAAATAGTTCATCATTAATGCCAAACTTTTTGTTAAAATTTTCATAATCTTGATCAGCACAGGTTGTTAAGTTATACACAAACTTTAAGTTCCATATATCATTTCCTTTTGATGTTAAATCAATTTCAGCCTTAAGTTCTATACTGTCTTCATTCCAAACTTGTTTGTTTTGTAACAACATTTTATTGCTATCTTTAACTTCTATATCTATAGTTCTATTGATGGAACCTTTTTCGGCAGTTTCTTTGCTGGACTGAATGTCTTTAAAAATGTTGTTGTCATTCCAATGCACGTTCAATTGATCCACTAATAAACCGTCTGTGACCAATTCGTTGGCATCATAATTTGATCTCAATAAAGGAAAGTAATCAAACTTTAATGTTTTGTTCATCTTTTAGTTCCAAAGAAATTAAAAATGTATTTGGGTCTTTGACCACAATTAGATCCGGCGTGCCAAGCATTTCTGTCTGGCCATTTGTACACATCACCTGCTTTGGCATTATAGTATAATTCATCTTCCACAATTAATATGTGTCCTGGATGTGTGTCTTCCATGTGTACATGAAATCTTTCAATGTTATTCAATTTTCGTAATTCTTCTTCATTATCTTGTGTGTCCCAGTGCCACGGAGCATGATAACCTTGATGTATCACACTTACCCAACAACTTAATGAATCAACACCAACATAATCAGCAAATTTGTCCACAACACTCTTATCAAAGTTTGTTTCAGGTATACACATATCCCAACCCACAGTTCCGCCTTCTGATGCTAACTTATACCCTGCTTTATTCCACGCTTCACTTATTTCTTTAATGCCTGGTAGATCATCATCCTTGGTGTGTCTTGGTCCTTGATATGCTGGTTTAGAACTTTTTATAGATTCTACAACCGATGTCCAGTCTATCACGTCACTGCAATTGCCTATGTATTGTTTCATTCTGCGTATGCCAAGTAATTAAAATTAAATTTAGGTTCAAGTCCACAATTGGTTCCGCCATGATATGATTTAAAGTCTGGCCACTTATGAACATCTCCTTGTTTTTCATTGTAAAGTGCTTGATCACCTACTATAAAAACCTGACCTGGTGCAGGCTTATTAATCATTGCTGTGAATCTAACAGGATTTCCTTGTGCTACATACTTTTCCCAATCCACGTCCCAATCCCAATGCCATGGAGCAGTTTTACCTGGATAAACTTTAGATATCCAACATTTAATCATTTTTGGTGCTCCAACAAACTCGCCAAACTTCTCTGCTACTTCCATTGAAAACTCTTTGCCAGGATAATAATTGATCCATTCTATAGATGTTTCACAATAATTTCCCAGTGCATCATTAATTTCTTTTAATTCTGGAACTTCTGAAACCGGAAGATATTTGCAGGCACATTTACCTTCTTGATCTTTCACTTCATTTATAATTTCATTCCAGTTAAGGATATGATTACAGTTTCCTACAAACTCAAGCATTTAAAAAGTCTCCTGGCCATTCAGCATAGTTTGTACGGATTGTTTCATTGTATAATTCATGTGTGTTTAATTGATTGTTATGTATAAATTTATCAAATCTATCATTGCGTATCAGAGGTTTAAGAAACTCTATATCTAAAAATTTTGTATCAACATCTGTGCAACCGTATAGATCCATGATATAGGCATTATCTTCATCATCAAAATAAAAGGTGTGCGGATACATATTGATTTTGTATATGTTGTCCTTTTCTAAATCATCTTTTATGGCTTTTATTTTATCTTGCCAATTTGGTACAATGTCGATTTGTCTTGTTTCTAACAACCAATGTAGACTTTTGTCGTACCAACGGAAAGTAATTGTTCTTTTTGTATAATCTATATTAATAATTTCAGGAATATATTTTTTGTTTTTTAATTTAAACAGATATTTCACTTCTTGATTAAACCAATAGTTGTAAAGTTCATCAGTCATTTCCTTGTTCTCAAAATATTTGTTGGCGTTCCAGTTCATACAAAAGATTTTTTTATTGTTACTCACAAGAGGTTCGTACAGCATATTTGTAACAGCAAGTCCTCCTTTAAATTTATAAAAATTATTCCAATTAGCCATACACAATATCAATTTCAAATCCACATATCTGTTGCATTTTTAATATTTCATTTATACTGTCGTTTTCGCAAAGATATTTTACTGTGGTTTCATTTATTCTAGCAAAATTATTTACTTTTCCTTCTTTTACAAATCTGTTTAACATTCTCGAAAATGAACTATCGAAAAGATATCTCATATTGTACACAGGATTTTTTACAGTCATTAACACCTGTCTTGGATCTTTCATCATTGAGTTATTTTTTAATCTTTTACGTATCACTAATTGATATCTATTCTTGTATCCATAATTAGATGCTGAATGTAGTAATCCTGTATTCATTAGATACACACAATCGTCTGCTTGGTTTGGAAACATGACTTCATTTTCTATATCGTGTAGGTAACTGTGTTCGGCATCTAGGGTCACATGATATCTATCATCTATATCAGCGTGAGCAGAATAACTTTCGCCTGGCTTCATCACAATCAGTCTGGCTTCTCCGTGATCTGGCAACTGCTGTAACAATTCATCCAACACAGTGTCTTTATATTCTGGTACTATCTCCCAAGGGTCATAGAAAAAATTTCCAGTTGGTTTGTTTAGTACATTCTTACCTTCTGGTAAATGTTTTAACAATTCGTATAACTTTTTGGAATCAGTTTTGGTATCTAATTTTTCTAACATATTACTATACTTATCGTAAATTATAATGTGCGTACTTAATAACGATAAATATCTTTGTCCATAAAATGTCTAATTTAGAAACAATAAAGTCGATTTATCAATCCAGCACCTATAAGGATATTCTCCACGACATAAATGGAGTTATATTTCCGTTTTCTCCTAAATGGAAAAATATTGGTATCAGTGTAAGCGGAGGAGCCGACAGTGCCTTGATGAGTGTGCTGTTGTGTAGTATTGTATCACAACTTAAAACAGATACCAAAGTACACATCATTACCAATGTGAGATGTTGGAAAACCAGACCTTGGCAACATCAAAACAGTTTAGATGTTTACAATTGGTTGTCCTCAGCATTTCCAAATATACAGTTTAAAAGACATGAGAATTTTATTGCACCTGATTTAGAATGGGGTTCGGTAGGACCCAATATCACAGATGAATATGGAAAATTAAAAAGTGGAAATCAAATAGAATTAAGAGCACACGCAGAGTATGTGGCTCATAAAGAAAAGTTAGATGCTTGGTACTGCGGAGTAACCAAGAATCCAGACAAACAGTTTGATGAACGTTTAGTGGACAGAGATGTTGTCGCAGACAGTCTTTCAGATGCTACACTAGACAAACTAATCAAAGCACACATGGGCGGCTACGCTTGTCACCCATTCGCATATGTTCAAAAAGATTGGATAGTTGCTCAATATAAAAAATTAGGCATAATGGACCTATTCAATCTTACACGCAGTTGCGAAGGTGACCGAGAAACATATCCTGAAATCTTTGGAGACTTAGATTACAAGACATATGTTCCAGGGTCGCCCGTGCCAGTGTGTGGTAAATGTTTTTGGTGTAAAGAACGAGAATGGGGAGTAAGCAAATGTCAAGATTAATCACTTTCGGATGTTCTTACACTTATGGCACAGGATTACCTGACTGTCGTAATTGGCTGTTTGACAAATTACACAGTTTACAACCAAGTAAAATGGGTTGGGCGGCATTGTTGGCAGAAAAATTAAATTGCGAACTGGTGAATGAATCTTTTCCTGGATCCAGCAATACAGAAATTATGTACAATATATTAAAATACGATTATAAATGGGGCGACACTGTGGTTGTGATGTGGACTCATTACGTTAGAGATATGTTGTTTACAGTATCATACAAATATCCATTCTTTAGAGATAGATTGGGTCCTTGGGCAAAAACACATCAAGAAAGAAAATGGGCAGAATATTTGAGTGAAAAAGATTATGCTATGAAAAGTTGGCTACATATTCATCACGCAGATTTGCATCTACAAAAACAAGGTGTAAAATATATTCATTATCCTGCAACGCCTAAAGAATTAGACACACACAAATTGGATTTTATAGATATTCAAAATTATTACAACAGCGGAATAGAATATGTGGACAAAGCCACAGACGATTTACACCCTGGTATTGAAAGTAATCAATTATTAAGTGACAAAATGTATAGGATACTAAATGACAGATCATAATGAATACTGGATGAATCCAGAAGACACAGAACTGGGCAAATGGCAGAGAGAATTAGAATCTGTTGCAGGCAGTTCCACATTTTGTATATTGCCTTGGATACATTTTGCTACTAGACCCAATGGTGATATGAGACTGTGCTGTTCAGCGAACGCCAGCGGCGCTGGTTCCGACCACGAAGTGGGCCTCGTCAAAAAAGAGGACGGCAAGCCTGCTAACTTTGGCAAGGATACACCTATGACTGCTTGGAACAACAACTATATGAAAAGTGTGCGTACCACAATGTTGGATGGTAAAATACCTAACAGTTGTCGTAAATGTTTTCAAGAAGAAAAGGTTGGAGTAGTTTCAAAACGCATATGGGAAACAGGCACATGGTACAAGGACGGTGTGGACATTCCTGAACTGATACGTCAAACCAAAGAAGATGGCACAGTGCCTGAACAGTTGATGTACTTGGATTTAAGATTGGGACACACTTGTAATATCAAATGTGTGATGTGTTCACCGCACGACAGTTCAAAATGGGTTAAGGATTGGCAACAGTTGATGCCACAATTACAGAATAAAGATGTTAAACAACAACTGCAATGGGACAAAAAAGAATTCAACAACTTCTGGCATGAGAAGCCTGAGTTTTGGGAAGAGATGTACAAGCAGATTCCCAACTTGAAACAGGTTTACTTTGCCGGTGGCGAACCTTTGATGATTCGTGAACACAAACAGTTCATAGAAGAGATCATACGTCAAGGCTATCAAGACAAGATATTATTGCGATACAATTCAAATGGTATATTGGTAGATGAAGATTTGATTGAACTGTGGAGTAAATTTAAAAAAGTTAAGTTTGCTGTGAGTATGGACGCCATGGGCAAACGTGATGAGTACATACGTTTTCCTACCAACTGGGACACAGTGGAAAAGAATTTACATATGTTGGACAACACACCAGACAATATACAAACCAGTTTGGCAACAGCCATACAGATATTCAATGTGAAACACTTGCCAGACTTTATGAAGTGGAAGGTGCAGAGCGGTTTTAAAAAATTAAATGCAGGCACAGTGCCTGGCGGAGTACAGATGGGTGGCGGATTGGTCAATATGCACCTACTGTACATTCCTACATTCTTAAGCATACAGATATTGCCCAAGGAAGACAAACAAGAAGTTGAACAGCGTTTTATGGAATTTAAGGATTGGCTGTGGCAAAACTACAGACAGGATGACAATTTCTGGAAAACAAATCCTTATGGATGGAGACGTTGGGAGGCTGTGTTAAAACACATGAACGAAAATGATCACTCATTCTTATTGCCAGGGTTCAAGGAATATGTAACAAAATTAGATGCTATTAGAGGAGTTGATGCTAAATCAGTTTTTCCTGAGTTGGCTCATTTGTTATGAACATAGTACAAGTATTCAATCCACAGCCCAAAGATATATTGCGTGTAGAGTTTATGATAGGTAATACCTGTAACTATTCTTGTTGGTATTGCTTTAAAGGATCACACGAAGGCACACATCGTTGGACTGATGACATGGAACAATTGGTGTTAAATTTTAAACATCTATTTGAACAGTACAAGAAGATAGGCAAAAAGAAATTAGAATTGCACATAGTGGGAGGCGAACCCACGCTGTGGCCCAAGTTGGGAGAGTTTGTTACTGAGATACGAAAAACAATTCCTTCATACATCACAATCAGTTCCAACGGCAGTAGAACTGTGCGTTGGTGGGAAAAGTTTGGCACAGTGTTTGACAAAATATTGTTGAGTGCTCATTGGAAACAGATAGATGTGCCACACTTTATTGAAGTGGCAGACACACTGCATCGCATAGGTAGAAGTCCCAATGTAATGGTGTTGATGGATCCCACTGCTTGGAATACCTGTTTGGATCTGATTGAACAATTTAAAAAGAGCAAACACAGTTGGTTTATCAGTGCCATGGAAGTGATGCACGAAACTATTAATTACACAGAAGAACAAAGAGCATATGTTGCCAAGCCAACAAAAAGAAGACCCAGTTTGTGGCACATATGGAAAAATAGAATGCATCTAAAAGATAATCCTAAAGTTAAATTTGCAGATGGCAAAATTAAAACTGTGAATCGTAATTGGCTAGTGCTAAACAAACAGAATGATTTTTTTGGTTGGCAGTGTAATATTGGCGTGGACAGTATGATGATTGATCCTGCTGGTACAATCACAGGTGCTTGTAGAACAAGACTGTTTGAAAACTACAACATATATGATAAAGATTTTGTGAACAAATTCAATCCTGATATTAAACCTAAAATCTGTGACAAACGCAACACCTGTATGTGTCAGCCTGAAAGTTTGTTGGATAAATTTAAACTTTAATTTTTGTTATGTTGATATCTGCGGCGCAGGTACACCATTGTCTAGTGCAAGTAATTGCTTCTTTAGGTTGAACAAAAGTGCCTTCATAAATGTTGCCGATAGGTCCGCCCACTCTACAAGTGGCTCTGTGAACCTCACCGTCCCAATTAATCATTAAACTTTCTAATCCGGCATTGCATTTCCAATCCTTGAATTGATTTGTTTTCTCAATCAGTAGATCATTGGTGTTGCAGGATTCAGTTTCATCTATCAATGTGTTGTGTGGTGGTGTGTGATTTTCTGTTACCAAAAACTGTTTTTCTTCTTCAGAATAACGTTCCATATCCTCAAAAATATCGTGTGTTTCAGTCCAGCGAATTGGACGCAGTGCATAGTTAATACCTGCTTCTTTTAGGCGTCTACAAGCGTCAGAGACGTCGTTTAAATGCCCTGGCAACATCATTACGTGTGCAAGTATATTTTTATTTTTTGTTTGCTGTGAGACGTTTAAAACGGTTTCTATCACCTTTTGATGATCATATTCAAAGTGTATAGAGAACACAATATGGTTGATCAATCTGTCCAAAATGTCTGTGTAAAATTCTGCTGTTCTGGTACCATTGGTGGTAACATTCAGCCAAGTCACTTTTGGTTTAGCATACTCCAGCAGTTCTAAAATTTTTGGATGTACACAAGGTTCTCCACCTGTGAAACTTATTCTTGTGTTTTTAATTTTGGCCAATTCATCCACAGCACGTTTCAATATTTCAATGTCGGTGTGCGGACTGGTATTGTCATGAATCACCGCAGGACAATATGAGCAATCATAGTTGCATCGTTTGCCAAGATTCCATTCCACTTTGACACTTTGTTGTATGTGTGGATATAAATGTTCTACTTTAAACATAATCTTGAAACTCCGGATTAATCTTTTCAAATGGTCCTTGGTTTCGTGTAAGATCAAGTTTTCTATTGAAGTCTATACAATCTTGCCAATACTGATGTAGGTCTTTGGCTTGTAAAAAGTTTATATTGTCTTGTATTTGTTGTTGTGTGATCTTTTCTAAAACAGGGTGCTCTTTGACTATGTCGTAATCTTTTATGCGAGGTTTCATTGCTTCCAGTTTAGCAATCACTTGATCTTTTAATACTTTGGGCAGTACCTGTGCCGACAGTGCTCTTGGGTAGTTTACTCTGTGACTATAAAACACAATCTTCATTTCACGTAAGAAATAGTCTATCACTTTGTCTATTTGTAATATGTTGTTGGCTTGTACTGTGAATGCTCCTACTATTCTACTTACTGTGGGTATTTTTTTCATTTCTTTAATGTTATATTCTACATCTGAAAATTTACCGTTACCTCTAATATATTCATAAACATCGTGTAACCCGTCTATGCTAACATTCACAGCCACACTTTTAAACTTGGGCCAATAATCGTGTACAGTTCTACCACCTTTGATGCCCAGTGTTGTACCATTAGTAGCATATTTTATTTCGATGTTTTTTCCATTCTTAGACAGTAAGTCTAATATTTTATAATGCACAGGATCCATTAGAGGTTCTCCGCCTGCAAATTCAACACGTTTAAAGTGTGGTAATAGTTTTTCCAAATTATCCCAAAAATGATCCTTGTCTTCAAATATTCCCACATACGGTGCTCGTGTAAGTCCTAAACTTTCCACAGCATCCACAAGATAGTTGCCTTCTTTTTTGTAATGATCCACAATGGCATTCCAATCTTTCCATTGTGTAGAATCCAAAGGATTACACATACGACATTTTAAATTACAAAGATTATTAATTTTAATTTCTATTGTGGGTAACTCAAACGGCATTGAATAATCATCTGCCAATTTATCCAATACATCTGGATATAAATTAATTCTGCTTTCTGGAGAAGCATCTGTGATGTGTCGCTGACGTAAACTTTGCACACCTTGATCTTCTAAATAAAAACAAGGTTCGCACACATCTGGACGTTCATTATTTAATACTTGACGTCTTACTTCTTTCATTTTGTCTGAGTTCCATGCTTCTTCTAAACTCATATCTTTTATATTGCCAATAGGAAGACTACGACAGCAAACTTTTATAGCGCCATCTTCTCTAGTAGCCAAACCCGTAAAAGGGTGCATACAAAATGTACAACTATTCTTCGTCATGTTCCTCCATTGAATCTTTTGGTGTTTTCCATTCTGTTCCAAATCTCCACATAGGTGCTTTTAAACTTTCTAAATCAACTTCATAAAATTTTTCAATTGGTCCTGCATCTATATCATATTCAACAAATCCTGCCCATGCGTGTTGTGAAACTATTAACTGAATTTTATTATATTTTTCTTTAAGATGTTTTATAAGTTGATTTTGTTGCATTATTCTCTGTTTAGTAGGCACAAAAGGTACAGTAGGTTCATAACCAAATATGTTACTGATGTGTAAAATCACGTTGCTATGATTTTTAGGTTTTATTGTGAATTCATTTAATAAATCACATTCGATAAAATTAAATTTTATTTTTGATTTTATGTGCCATAGATGACTGATTGTTTGAAAATGTTCAGCAATTTCTAATTTAGAGTTTAACCAGTCAGGCGTTTTGTGTCTATTTTTAGACTTTAAAAATTTATGATAGTCTCCTCCATCAAAATTTTTTATAGTTTCTTCCATATAGAATAAAGCATTTGGATTATAATCATAAAATATCACTTCTGTATCTTCATCATATCCATATTTTTCTAAATATTTTAACCAGTTAAATCCGCTGGCAGGAATTATTAATTGTTTTATATTACCTGCTATGCTTATTGTTTGAAGTTCTTCTGTATTGATAGGATAAAACAATCTGTTGGCACTTTGATTATATTTTTTATATATTTGTTTGCTGTGTTCTATAAAATCTGTTTCGTGTTTAGCATAGTAACATCGTTTACTTAGACGAATATCTTCATCAAACACAATAATATTTTCTTTATTGTCCAAAGCGACTGTGATAATGTTCCAACCGTGCCACTTATGAGTATAGTTTTTTAACTCTGTTCCTGGCTTGATCCATAAAGGAGTATAATCATCGTGAAAGTTTTCTTCACTTCTTATTGGCTCTGATGTGAAATGTTTGGCATCTCGCTTCATTTCTCCTATAGGAGGACATTCAAATTCTTTGTGTTTTTTTAAATTAATAACATAACATTGTTCATGCAGTTCGTAATAGCCTTCTTTACGATCTAAAATATGTCCTGCTATATAAAAATCCTGTTCAATAAGTTTGTGTAAATGTTTAAAAAAAGCACCACCTTGAAACTCTGTGTCGGCACTGTACACCACAGCATAATCATATTTGTCAACTGCTTTAGCAAGTGTAGAATCTTCTGCCAAGGATATCATAACATCATAACCCATAGTATTAAGTTTGCCTATTTGATATTCAGCAATATTTTGTATCAGTTCTTTAGCAGAAGCATTCTTTATCTGATGGAAATTAGTTTCCAAAATAAAAATTATATCGTGCTTCTTGTTTTGTGCGTCAAATTGAAATGCCATTTTTCTCTAAACTCCTTTCAAGTAACTCATTAAATTGTTTTCTATGATTGCCTATATGTGCTTGAGCAATCATGTGTATTCTTTCCACATTAGCATTGTTAACCACTGTATGATTTTTTAAAATATTAATCAAAAATACTTTGCCGTGTTTCCAAGGTACTATGCCATGATCTTCTATTTCCATATAACACATTCCTGGATTAATCACTGCTACATTAATGGGAATAAGATGTTCGCATAAATCTTCTGGCAACGGTGTTCCAGGATCGTCATTGTGCCAATCTATTTTTCCTCCTGGATTTAATTTCATAAATCTTATTCTGCTGTATTTTTCTGCTGGAAACTTGTCCCAAAACTGTTTAGCATTTGGAGTCAACTCCGCAAGTTCTGTCCATTTGTATGGAGCATTTAATTCATCATCATAGCCGTATTCCTTTGCCACTCTGGTTTTGTCTATGTCTAATCCATGAAGACAACAACTTTCCCATCCTTTGTGCGTTTCATCTTCTCTGTGCGGCACATAGTAAGGTTCAATTTTTGCAAACTCTGTATGATTTGTGTACGCACCAAAATCTAAGTCTAGTTCAAGCCAAGGCAATGTGCCATCTTTAAATCTGTTAAAAACTTTTGTTGCTGTGTCTAATCCGATATTATGATATTCTTCAATGTCTTTGTTAGTCATTATCATTTTTTGCTCCTATTATCATAAATCGTTTGTATTTTTCTGTTGGTAATTCAGCAGAAAATTTTACAGTTAATCCGCAATCTTTTTCAAATTCTTCTAAACTTGCTTTACAATTCACGTGTTCTTTGTGATCAAAATAGTTATTGCTCTGTATTATAATTTTTGTGTTGTTTGGCAGTAATGAAATCCATTCGGCATATTCTTCTTTTGACATATGCTCACAAGCAGTGTTGATGATCAAATTGTGTTTGTGATAGTTTCTATACTCTAACATATCCATAGTGATTGCTTTAAATTGACTGCGTATTTCATACTCTTTGTTCATTGTATTTGCTATGGACTCACAAGTAGGATCTTTATCCATTGATGTTACTCTTGCTATATCCAATTCACTATTAAACAATAATGTTGACATTACTCCATTCCAACCCCCACATATCAATATCTCGTACGGTACTCTTTGAAAATAATTCTTTAAGTTGTCAATCAGCCATACTTTGCTGTTGATCTGCCCTTTCCAGAAACTTTCTAATGTACGATATCTGTCATCAGATTGTCTGATGGCATCCATCCAATACAGTACATCTCTTATATTAATTCTCAAATTGAGCTCCTAGTTTGTCAAATGATCCACACTGTTTGCCACATTCTTGTAGCGGTGAGTGACTCCATGTTTGTTCAATCTTGTCAAAATAACCGTTTTCAAATATCTCTTTTAGACTACTTGTATTTAAATTCGGAAACTCGCCAATTCTAGTCATATAGTCTATTCTGCTCTCCTGCATGGGTGGTATCCACTCCATATCCAACCAACAACAAGGTGACACATTACCACAAGCACTCACATAAATCTGTTTGTTCTTAACTGCTTTGCACACAATGGTAGGTGTTGTTTCTTGCTGTGATTGTTCTACCAATGGAATCATATCTCGACTTTTTTGCGTGGGTTCCAATCTGTGTGTGGGACGACCTTGCTCATCTATCACTTGTAGGTAATCTCCTTTAAATCTTGAAGTGTGTTTTGTGGTGAACATTTTAAATCCTAAATCTTTTGACATCTGTTCTGCTGTTTCCACCTGATGTTCATTGTGTTTGAAAACCAACATATGCCATTTGGCAAACCCGCCTGCTTGTATAAATGCTTTGGCATTATCGATAATTTTTTCAAAGTCTGTGGATACACGATATAAATGATTAGTGTCTGCAAGTCCGTCTATACCAAAAGTTACTTTTACCTGTAATTTTGCTAGTTTAGTCCACCAGTCTGTGTCTCTAGCACTGCCGTTGGTGTGCATCGCCAATCTTATTTTAGGGTTTACAGTTCTTAGGTGTTGATATATTTCCAGTGTGTCTTTGCTCACAATAGGATCTCCCAAGTTACCACACATAAACATACTGTCCAATTGCTGTATAAAATTATCAGGAAACCATTGTTTGAATCTATCCAATGTGATTTCATCCAAATGTATAAAAGGATTTAACGGTCCACCTTGTATTCTACGAGGACACATAGGACACTTGGCTTGACACTTGCTGGTTATTTCCAAGTGTACATCTCTTATGTCTGTTAACTTATACATTTGCTCTTTCCTTTTTATTTCTTACAGATTGTTGCCTACTAATTTCCAACATTTCTTGTTCTTGTAAAGCATTTTCTAAAAAGTCCATTTTTCTAAACTTAGGAATTTTACTGTCTGCAGAACTAACACAAGATGGCGTGATACAAGCATTCGGTTTAGAAAACAATTTAAAACCTTTGTCTATAGTTCCTAACGGTTCATCATGACAACTGTATGCTCTTTTTATTTCTCCACCTGGTTCTCTTATGATACAACTTTGATATCCAGCATGACAATTCCAGCCTTTAAACTTATTGAATCCAAAAGCATTAAAACGTTCTGCTTGATCTATATTATAACTTGTACCTTTGTGGTCAGTCAACTGAATTTGTTGTGCCGAAACTCCATTATATTTCAAAGGAAATCCTGTTCTCATCAATTTGATTTGTTCATCATTGTATCCATCTACTATTTCACTGGCTGATTCATTGCTTTGTGGTTTTAAAGTTACGTTTATACCACGTTTATGCAACCTATCACATCGTTCATACAGTTCATCAAATAAGTGTGGTACCATCACTTGATTAATTGTGACGTATACTGCTGAGTCCTGTAACATTAGTAATTTGTCTCCAAATACATCTTCGTCAGCAAACTCATGATGGAAACTGGCTGTGATGCTTCTACGTGCAAGACGTTCTGTGGCTTTGAGCCAAATATTCCACCATTTGAATCCTGGTGAAGCATTTGTAGTCATGTGTAAACTTTGATATGTTGCAATAGAGTCGTTGGCATAATGCTCAATAACAGATAAAAATCTTTTGTATGCTGTGGGCTCTCCTCCTGAAAAACTGAAATGAAAACTATCAAACCCGTTTGCTCTTGCTTGGGATTTTATTTCATCAATAGTATTTTTGTAAACCTGTAATGGTCTGTGATCAACATTTTTACTGTGAGCATATGGCCAACAATACGAACAATTATAATTACAGAATCTGCCCAATATCCAACTCACATTGAACAATTTTCTATCAAGCATAGTTTGTTGTCCAAAACGCACAATGTTATCAAAAGGTATATTAGTAATATTCACTGACACTGCACGTCTCCTTGAAATATTTCTGCAACCAATCGAAGTCGTTGATCAACTTTAATTGTGCAGGATTGTTTTTGTTCTGTTCACCATATTTTTTACCTTGCTGAGCACCGTCCATAGCAAAATCTCCGTATGGTCTATTTGCTCCAAGAGTACACCAAGCATCCAATCTTTTTTCTGTTTCTTGATCTTCTTGTCTATCAATCACTCGACTGCTCAACTTAACACACTCTCTGAATGCTGATTTCCAAGCACTAAAAGGATCTGAATTGAATGCTGTGATGTTTGAAACTTGTTCCATTGCTCTAAATCTATTTGATATGCTGGTTGTCATGTCTGTGGTATCTGTGTTCATTTCTAGTGTCATACGTCTTGGTAATAATTTAACACCACCATATCCATACTGTAAATCGTTGATTGGATTGCGACTGCGCCACACATGAACTGCTGTTAAATCTTTTTCTGGCACTGCATAATTAAACATAAAATCTTTTTCTATCACAGCATCTCCATCCACCACCCAAAACATTTTTGTTAATGCTAACTTGGCGGCTTCTATATGTGCTTGATGAATTCCTTTAACGTTATTAACTCTTTGGGCAATAGGAAAACGTTCGCACAATGTTTTGTAATTGTGATCAGCCAATGGCTCATTATAACTTATGAACACAATATCATACATTACAGCGTTCTCCTTTTCCATATTCTTGGTGTATTAAGATATACTTGTTTAAAAAATTTACTTTGTTCAGCACTCAATGGTTCAATAGACAATTCAATTTCATGCTCGGCAGTAATTTTCCTACCTAGTTCAATACTATCTTTATAAAAATCTGTGGTTTTATCATCATGCAGTTCAAATCTCCAATATTTTTCAAAATATCTATATTCATTTGCTTGAGTAAAATCCCAATCTGTACAAGTTGTTAGATAACAGCCTGTTCTCGCTCCGTGAATAGCATATACTCCTAATGGATTATCCATGCCCACTGACATCCAAACTAATAGTCTTTGGTAATTTTGCCACCATAACTGTTTTAATGGCAGTCTTACATTTTTGTCTAAACTCATTTTAACACCTTCACGGAATCCTGCTCTCCAAGCCTGATAAGGTGATCCGTCAATATAACTGATAGAATAGTTTTCATTAAATTGATAGTAATTAGGAAAATGACAAAATTCAATCACGTTTTTATTTTTACCGTCATGGTTTTCGTGTGTTTTCATATCTTTTACAAATGATTTTGTCCAGCATTTTAAACTGCCATTTCCATACTTTAAACCATTAAGATCAATTCTACCACACCAACTAAATTGATAAGTGTCATCAACTCCCAACGAATTAAGGTCTACTAACACATTTAAAAACTCTTCATCTATCTGCGTATCAGCATCGACAGTTATAAATCTTTCTGATTCAGATATTTCAGCCGCACGTTTATGAGCAGTATCAAATCCTTTTACTCCGTGTACACGTTTTGCCCATGGAACTTTGCGTTTTAGATCAGCAAAGTTTTTATCTGCATTAGGTTCATCTAAACTTAAAAATATAAAATCCATATCTGATGTTTTTAATATCATTGGTGTACCTCATATGAATAGTTGTAAACTTTTCTACAAAACAATCTTGGTATACTGTCTGATTGATGTGGCATAGTTAATGTTTCTTTAGACATTAATTCTTTGATATCTATTAAAAATTCATAGTCTAACAATGCTGAATTGTCTGTTGATGTTGTAAAAAATTTATATACAGTATCTAGAGACTTTAACGTATTTTTTAGACTGTTTTTTAGTTCTGTATCTATGCTTACATTCCAAACTTTTTGTTTGAGATCTAATACAAATCTTATACAAGAATCTTTATTATTCTTTTTAATTTCATATACTGTTCTATTTTCTATCAAATTACTGTGCGTTTGATTATGAGTAACATTTTGTAAAGCATTTTTTGTTTCAACTACAAACTCGTTGTTTACTAATTTCACTCTATAATCTAATAAATTTTTGTATCCTTTTTTAATTTGTATGGCAAGTTCTTCAGATATTTTAACACTGTGTCCTTTTTGTTCAACACTACACCCAGTCGGTATACCCGTTTCAGGGTTAAAATGTATGTAATGTGTTACATCAGGTTTAATTACATCAAATGTTAAAGGTGGTCTGATGTTCATTTTAAACACTCCATAATTTCTTCTGTTAAAAAACTGTCTTCAACATAATGAAAAATTCCTTGTTGTTTAATATTACCTACAAATAGTTCACAATTTTTATTCATCATATAATCTAATTGTTCGTTCCAATGATTTACAGAACTTTTCCAATTTAAACATTTAGGCTTCATATGTGTAAATGTTAAAAATTTGTGATTTGAAAATACTTGGTGTTCCTTGTTTAACATTTTCACTACAATAGCAGTTGCCACATCCATACTGCACCATTTTTGTGTGTGATGTATTGTAAATTTATTAGCAAACTGTTTGTAGTTTGTGACAACTTCTTTAAGAGTATCATAAAACTTTTTATTGTTTTCATTCTTGATAAAGTAATGAAAACCACAATATACGTTTGGCAACTGATTCTCTTCAAAAACTTTTCTATAATAATTGCTGGTTACCCATTCATTTCTATATGTTCTAACTTTGTTTGTGTAATATAATTCATAGTTTTCTAATGCTGTCCACCAATGTTCTATATTTTCTAACACCAACATATCAACATCAAGCACAATATTTTTTTGAAATGGAGCAATATCATAAATTTTACATCTATTTTCCACTTTCCAATCACTTGCTTTAGCGAAATCCTCTCCTGGAATATCTTTTATAACATCAAACACAGATTGATATTTGCTAGGTACTTCTATATCTGTAATCAAACAAACTTTTTCTGTTGGATTAAATTTTTTAATACTCAAAGCACACGCCACAGCCTGTTTTAAATAATCAGTCTTACTGTTTTGTTGGACAAATAATACAATTCCTTTATTCATGTGCTTCTATTATTTTGTTTAAACCTATTTTATTCATGATATGAATATTCATATCTTGTAATTTACATTTTAAACCGCTTTGCAATGTGAAATGCCATTGATTATTACTGTATGATTCTACAACATCTTTATCAGTAACATAAAATAACTTACAAGGCAGTTGTTTGGGCCATTGGGATTCGGCAAAACCATTCATCATGTGTAAAGCAATCGCAAAAGCAAAATCGTTTCTATAATTTGTGTTTGTGATTTGATATTTGAATCTATAAAATTCCCATTCGTTCCTTATGTGATCTATTAATTCAAATAGTATTCGTGTTCTTTCAGTTTTTTTAAAATAAAAAACTGTTGCCCAGCACATTTCAATACCTGTGTCACTCACGTATTTCATCTCGTCTGTGTATTTAGAATTAAAATCTACGTGTTGTGCTTTGTAATTAATTAAAAAATCTTCTTTACTGTCAAACACTTTGTTCAAACTGTCGTTGGATACAATATAATCAGTATCCATCACAATAGTTTCTTCATATGGGGTTAACTTATAAGCATCTGGTCTCGACTGGTTATTCCAGAAGTCTTTGTGATGCTCGTTGCCATCATAGTATGAACGTTTTTGTATTTGATCTGGAGACTTTACAAAAATAACATGATTAAAATTATTTTGTTCACACACTTCATTGGAAGTGATCAGACACACTGGTAGTTTTAAATGTTTTTGAATCTGTTTAGCACAAAAGTCAGCCTGCTTAACATAGTCCACAGTGCTGTTGTTGTGAGCAAACAGTAGTACACCTTTTGACATTGTTATATTTCACCTTTGTCTTTCACCAATTGATTGTATTCGACAAAATACGAGTTGAGATTATTTTGATATTGATCAATAATGTTGTCATAAAAATTTTGAACATCTGTAATTTTGACAGGCAGATTATAATCATCTAAAAATATTGCTTCGTTTGTTTTTTTCACATTAATGAATGTTAAACAATAGTTTATTAAGGCAAGATCGATTGTGAACTGATGTCCTTGAGTGTAATAGACATTGTTCTCAAGACATTTTTCTTTTAACAACCGTAATTGGTTATTGTACTGTTTCATTCGATTTGCGAATTCGAGCGATTCGGTTAAGGAATTATTCATAATATATTAGATATTATAACTGATTTTTGAGTAGAAGTCAAATTTTTGATTAGAAATTATCACCAGAACCACGCACTACACCGGGTGTTGTACCAATTACGTCTGTGATAGCAGTAGCAGTATAGATATCGCAATTCAAATTCGAAACATTTTCATCCGGATTTCCGCCTGCTTCATCTCGCCAAGTCATTGTGAATTGAATTTGGTTTGCCGCAGTTTGCTGTACATCTACATAGTAATCATTGGCAGAATATGCTCCTCCGCCAGCATCTAGGTTTGAATAAATTCTTTGAACAGTGCCATCCAACTCATAATTTCCTACGGCACTTGCCACTGTTCCACCGCCTGTTGACGTTGTACTGTGAGCACCAAAATCAAGATTACCACCCATTACTGTATTCCATGAATTTCCTTTTGAACTAGTATCAGTTGTGTTTGAGGATATTCTAATAAATCCTCCAGCATTAAAATAATGACGTCTAGCATCAGCATCTGTAAAATTAACATTAACAATCATTGTGATTGTGCTGTTCCAAGAACTTCTATTATTTGGAAGAGTTGCTTGTATGTCTTGTTGAGCAGAGTCAACCGTCAATCTGTTTGTGCTGACTAAACTGGCTAGTGCTTCATACTGATCCCAACCTGTGTAACTTACACCGTCATTTTCTTTGATCAGATCACCTTGATTTACTGCTTGAATAACTGAATTGGCAGGATTACCTCCTGTTTGATGTTTGTATGCTTTTCTTAAATCTTCGTAAGCATTGTTGATGTTTGTTGCATCAATCAAATCTCCCACCTGTACAGATTGAGTAACAAGTGTTTGTCCATAGCCAGAATCACCTGAACCATTTCCTAGTACGTTGTCTATCTGTTGTCTTAATGTGTTAAATCTATTTGCAGTTACTAAAGCCATTGAATTCTATTCCTACAATTTATTTATTAACCTTAGTGCCACCTCGACTAACTTTATGGATTCATCTAGATTTGTTTCAAGAGCGAAACCAATCAATTCACCTTTTTTGGTAGTTGTTCCTATACCGTAATCTGCCGCCCAAACTCTATTTCCTTTTTCAACAGGACCTTTTACTTTTACTGGTACACGTCCTACAAAAGCAATCGCTTGTCCGTCAGCCTCTTTGTTCATTAAAAATCCTGGATTTTCTGAAATAACTCCAAACACTGACCCACCATCAAAGTATGCTGTTGTTTCAGCATCTCCGCCTATTGCCATCACTGTTCCAACTTCATAAGTTTTATCTGTTGTATAAACTTCTGCCAAGTCAGCATATTGTGAACTTGTTGCAACACCATCAAATGTATTTGCTGTAATTTTACCAGTGGCGTCTCTTAATGCTACTGTGTTGTTAACGGCTGTGGTTGCACCTAAATAACTTTGATTACCAAAATATATACCTGATGCATTATCTGCCAAACCTTTGAAATAATTTGCGTGTACTTCATACCATTTGTCAGTGGTAATACCTAAATTTTTATTACCTGATCCTGGAATGATTCCATCTGTACCAACATACGCTATTTCAGTTATTGCGCCGCCGTCATTTACTTTTAAAGAAATTTTGTTTCCGATTTCATTTGATATTGAACCATCGCTACCATTCTCAATTGAAACTTTTAAATCGTTCGAATCACCTACTGTGAATCCTACATCTCCAAATCTAACAATGCTTGAAAATGCACTTGAGCCTGCTCTAATAAAATCTGATGCTAGATATCCGCCCAATCTA